CCCCATCGCTCCCCATCCACGACTTGGGCGCCTCGAAGTGCTGCAGTTCGCCGGCCAGCGCCCGGCGAACCAGGGCGATATCTTCATCCAGGTTGCCGCCCGCTGTCTGGCTCATGTTACCGGCGCAGCCCAGTATCATGTCTTCTGCGGTCAGCAGCTCGATATCCCCGAGTGCCTCGATGCGCTTCATGGCCCCGATCTCTTCCACGCTGTTGGCCAATACGGTTAGCTGGTGCTGGCCGAACTCGCCCAGGTACTCATCGGCCTCGCGGATCATCCGCATCGCCTTGTCGTGCTGGCGGCGGTCGGTGTGGCGTGTTTGGTTGCCCACGCTGTCGGTGCGGTTGAACACTTCTGCCCGTTGCTGTTGTAGCTGCTCGCCCGGCTCGATATCCGGCAGCGGCCAACCAGTGCCCAGGATGGTACGGATGAACGGTCGATCGGCGCGACCGAAGGCGAACCCCAGCTCAACCAGCGTCCCCTCGGCAGGGTATTGCAGCAACCCCTGCTCAGGCCCGCCGAACATCACAGGGAGCGGCACAGCGCGATAGAGCGGCGCCCCTTCGTCTGGTTCACCATCCTCGCCCAGTAGCTGCACATCTACCGCATAGCGCGGGCGATAAGGATCATTGAGCTGCCCGGCTTCCGCCCTGTCGCTGATGGCCTCCACCCGCCCGAACTTGGGCTGGTGCATCTTGTCGGCCAGTTCTGGGAACTCTCCCTCCATCTTTCGGCGTTCCGGTGACTTGACTGGTTTTCCCGGGGTGGCGGTGGTCAGGGTCATCTCGTCACCCTTTAGCCTAACGCGCTCCACACGATTGCCGTTGACAATCGCCCCCGGGCGCATGGCTGGGATCGGAGCCAGGGTGAAGGTGTTGCCCGCCTGCTTGGCTGAAAATGCAGGGTCTAGCTCCACTGGTTTATCTGCCCAGCGACTGTGGGCATGACTGCCTACGAAAATGGCGCCATCCGGTTGCTGATGCCAAATGAAGTCCGGCACCGAGAAAGCACGACCCGCATTGTCGAGTAGCTGATAACCCGTCCCCGCACTGGTGAAGTTGGGGATAGGGGAGTCGGTATAGTCTGCTCCGTCCGGCAGCAGGAAGGCGAGAGAGGTCTGTTCGGTCAGCCAGGCCATCAGGCTGCGCAGGGTTGCGTGCTGGATGCTGACAGGGAACCTGCTGCCCAAGATTCCTGCCAACTCGCGGCAGAGCAACTTGCTGGCACTGTTGGCGGCAGGCTGCACGTCGTACACGTAGCCAGTAAACCAGCGCCGCAGGTCGCCGTTGTAGCCGACATCCACGGTCAGGGTCTGCCCTTTGGTGGCGGAGCCCTCGATAGTCAGCGCTGCACGGCCGCCGGCGGAGAGGTCTAGTACGATGTCATGGTCAACCAGGTGTGCCGGCTGGCCACCTAGGGTAAGGCTGGTCGAGAGTTTCACGCCATCAGGTCTCCCAGCTTGGTGTCCAGTCCCTTGATCATCTGCTCTACAGAACTCAATTGCTCCGGTTCAGATGCTGCCGTATTGCCACCTGTTTTCGCTGGTGTGGTATTGGCAGTGCTTTGCCCCACGGTAGCAGGGGCCTTGGGCTGGCGTTGCTCGCGCTTCTCCGGTACCGAGTTGTGCTCCCGCAGGGTGAACTGCACCTGCCACGCCAGCAGGCCCTCCTGCTCGCTGGCGGTGATGCGCCCTGCGAACTTGGCCTGGCGCACCTTCACCGACTTGCCGAGCAGCGACCCGACCCGGTAGATATGGCGCTTTCCTCCGTCACCTTTTGCATCCGCCAGCTCGAACAGGCGGCTCAGTGTTTTCTCATCTTTGAACGGCACCAGCCCAGATACGTCGAGCTCCTTGGCTTTCTCGCCCTGCTCAGCACTGCTGGTGCTGCTGGTCTGGCCGCTCTGGTCTTTGTCCTGGAACTGCATCGATGCCGAGATCCGCATCGACTTCATAACGATGGGCTCACCGTCCAGGGTGAGCATAGCGGTTCTGCTCATTGGGTTAACTCCTGCCAATAGGTGAGTGGTTCAGGGGATAGCAGCAGGGCGCCGACGGCGTGGCTGTGGTCGGGGTGATCGCTCTTGAGCAATTCGGCCGCCAGGCTGGCCGGTTCACCGTAACCGTGCCAGCTCCACAGCTTGCCGGCTAAGCTCGGCCTGGTGGCCAGTTCTGCGTCCAGGTCTGCGATACGGGCTGTGCGTTTGCTGGTCAGCGCGGCCAGCTTGGCGCGGGTGGTATCCGGTGATGGTGAATTGCCCTCGCTCTGCTGCAAAGCTGTGCGAGCGGCAGAGACCAACAAATGGCGGCGCAGCGGATCCCAGATCAGCGGGTCTCCCTCCTTCCAACGCGGTACCATGGCCGCAGTGAGTTGAGCCATGATGTCGTTTTTGGCGGTGAGACTGCGCAGGGTGGTGCACCACTCCGGCAATGGCAGCACTGAGCACACATCCGACAACTTGGCAGCCAGTTCATTCGTACTGTTGCCAGTGACCATCCAGGCCAAAGCATGTAATTTGCCGCCTGGCAGATGGGGATCTGCCCCATCTTGTAGTTTTGACGCCATGACTTGAATGGTCGCTGGAGCAGCAGAGTTGAGCTCACCAGCGTTTTTTCCAGTGCGGCATCCATATGGAGTGACGGCAACGATGTTCACTGGTGCTCCCTTGTCTTACACATCAGCAGACTCCCACCGTTCAATTTCAAATGATGACGCGCCATTGAATGCCGTTAAAGAAACACCTGAAGGTCTCACCAGTGCCAGAACACAGGATTTAACCCCCGCGCCAGAAAAAGAACTAAACCCCTGAATCACGCCCGTATTTTCGTTTACGTCATGCAGTTTTGTAAGGTAGAAAGCATTAAGTTTTAGCGGCGGCACTATCCACCACATGGAATTAACGGCATCGCCGCAGATAGTATTCACACCGACAGGGAAAGCCCCTCCGGCAGCCATTTTTATTTGTGTCCTGATATGAACAAAATCTCCGCTAATCTTGTATGCAGCCAAGTTCCTTGGGATGTTGGTCAGTATGTTTGAAAATGTCGATGTTAGCGGCAATGACATCCAGTAATCATGATTGCGGATGGCTTCATTTTTGCTTGAGCACGAAAGACCAATTGCTTTGCCAATACTTTCAGCAATCCATTTATGGCCTTTTTTGTTGGGGTGTGCTGCATCGTGCCACATGCCCGAAGCTAATCTTTCCGCTTCATTCGGTACAGTGCCGCCTTGCAGCATATCCGGGAAGGGGATATATATCCCACCAACCTCACTCGCAGCTCTCCTAAGCTCCATCCTAGTAAACTGGTCTTTCGTATTTTTCCAACTGAAGTCCGCAACAATCAACGGCGTATTATTGGCTTTACAATTCGATATTACCCAGTTCACTCTTTGTGTGAATGCCGCTCGACCCACCTCTTGGCCTGAGCCATTCAGGGGGTTGTCATTGAACCCAAGAGCCAGAATCAGACCTGCTGCATTTTGACATGCTGCAGCTATTACGCTCTCACTTACATCCTGTAATCTGCGACCTGGCGCGGCGAAGGCGTTGAGGCCAGCGCCTTCCTTATATCCATTTTCCCTGACACCCTGAGTTGGTGAGATTGCTGATACTCCAACTTCTCCGGAACCTACGTCAGATTTCGCAATGCGTAAAGTGCAGTATCCTTGAGGGTTGGCCGTAACAGGAATGCTAATAACTGCATTTTTCAGCTCGGGACCATCACATGATATTACCATTGGCTCCGAACCGTTTTGGGTAATTGTCAGCTCTCCACCACCAGGCTGTACTACATAATAAATCCAGCAGTTTGAAAATGTTGCAGGGAATTTATAATCTGAATATGCGCCTGGTGTAGATGTGCACGCAGCCTGACCAACCAACAAATTGGAGGTATACAATCCAGCGTTTTTTAATGTCCAAGTGCCATTGTATGCTACCCGCTTAACAATATCTTCATCACCACCATATTCATAAATGTTGGGATTGCATGTGAGATAATGCCCTGTATTAAACTCTGCCGCGAACATCCTCGCCATAATGCTCACCCACCGATGATAGAACATTCCTCCGTAGGTTGGGACGCCGTTCTCGTAGCTCGCGAAATAGCCAAACCCCATTGAGTCTGCGAGGATGTTGATCGGCCCTGGCTGTCCCCATTGTGAGTTTGCCCGCTGGGCCTTGAACTTTATCTGAGCCAGCACGCTCTTATTAAGATCCATTTTCATGGATTCGAGTTCGTACTGAACAGATTTCCCATGCTCTGCTCCGATTACTGAAGCGCCCCGTTGGCCGGCCAGTTCATCCCTCAGCAGTTTTTTTGACTGTGGTATCCATTTACCAGGACCGACCCCACCAGTGTTCCACGGTGTGCTATCCGCGTTCACAGTTTTTGGCAGTTCTCCCCCCCAGGTGTACGCCTCTCCCTTCGATGCGTAAATAATCACATCGCTGGCCCTGAGCACTTTACCACCTCGTTCGAACGAACCAGCTGTGGCAAATCCTGCCTCACCCATCGAACGCTCCCAGAGGGTGAAGGTATCGGGTAGGCCGCCAGCACTTTCGTTATCACCACTTTGGTCTCGACTATCCTCAACGGTATTGTCAGCTTGCACGGCACCCAACTTGGCCACGTAGTGCTGATAGCTGTTGCCGTCCACATGGTCGGCCAGGTCGGCCACGCTGGTGATGATGGTGAAGTGGTTCTGATGCTCAGAGAGCAGCGAACCGGCGCGATGCACATCGACCCAGACGCCGATCGGCTTGGTGCCCGGGTGGATGACCTCCGGCTGTTTCAGTTCTACCCGCAGGCCGCCGACGATGGCCACGCCCGGGGTAACCTGATAGGCGCCATCCTTCTCGATCAGCTTGAAGCCGTCACCGACAAAGGTGTGATGGCCATATAGATCGGCCTGGAGCTGGCGGATATTCTCATCCATCCCGCGCAGGCGAGCTGCATAGTCGATCTGCCAGGTGCCGGCATCTACAAGGGTGAGGGTGGCCTCTGCTGCCTGGTCGTAACCCATCAGCATGGACTTGACCAGGCTGTTGCCTGTTTGGCCGGTGGTCTGGTCGGTCTTGAGCTTGGTCTCGCGCCCCTTGTAGACGATCATCCCGATCACACCGTTGGCCTTGTTGCGCAGGAACATGGCGTTGAAGCTGAAATCGCCGACCGTGGTGTCCATCACAATGGAGTAGGCTACCGCATTGCTGTTGATGCGCCCGCGCTGGTCCACGTTCTGGCGGTGGACGATCTGGCTCTCCGGCGGCAGGACTGTGTCCGGGTCGATGGGGGCGGTGATATCTAGGTTGGGAATATCAGCCAGGATGAATTCATCCAGCACGACCGGTTGCTCTGCGGCCAGGCTGGACTGCCAATATTGTTCGAATGCGTTGGTAATGACCTGGCTCATCAGGACTCCTTGCGGGGGATAGACGCCCCGTAAACGTGTTGAATGAAATGGATTTGACCGGCTTGCAGGTAACCCTTGCAGGCTGGTTTATTGAGGGATGTCGCGAATACTTGGTGGGCCATGTCGAAATGCCCCGCATGCAGGTATGCCACGGCGGGATAGAGCACCTGGAAGCGGTAGCGGCGGCAGGTGCGGCCGTAGTGCTGGATCAGGGTCTCCATCAATTGCTGGTTTTCCACCAGAGCGCTGTCGGCCACCTCGATGGTAATGACATCCCAGGGGGCGCCGTCCTGGCGCTCGCGTAGCTCACACCAGCCGATGCCAAGGCGTTCGAATATACGCTTGAACCCTGCCACCTCGCCCGAATCCTGGGCATTGATGAAGGCGAACTTCACCCGCTTGCGGAACAGGGTGAGCGGTTCCCCCTTGAAGCGGGTGATATCTCGCTCCCAGGCGAGCAGTGCCAGCATGCTTTCAGAGCAGGTCATCGGGTCTTGCTGGGTCAGCGGTTGCAGCAGCCAGCCGCGCACGCGACGCCAGAACGACATGATGCCTTTGGCCAGGAAGGCAGGCTCTTGCACCCCCTCTGCGATGGTCTTGCCGTCTTCCCACCAGGGGACGGAGCTGTCTGGCAGCAGGGGGGCCTTGTCTTGGTGATTCAGTTCGGTGGCCTTAGTCATGGAGGAACACCTCCAAATCGGTCAGGCGCGGGATATCGAGACCTGAAACGATGTCCAGTTCGGTGAAATACAGGCTCTTGATCTCGGGGAATGCCTGGTGCAGCTCGCGGCCAAGCTGGCTCAGTGAGAATCGGGACTGTGGCCAGGTGCGGGTCACAGAGGGGGTAATCGGCAGACTGACGGAATGCCGCCTTCACCAACAGTTCCACATCCCGTGTGAGTGCCAGCCGCTGCTCTGAGGTCAAGTTATCGATAGGCCACAGGTCCAGTTGAAGAGTGTGCTCAGTCTCCGGCATGGCCATCACCTGCAGGTCATCGCCATGGCCATGGTTACCCTGGTTGCTCACATAGTCGTTGAGCTTGTCGATCAAGCTGGCCGGCGTGGTGCCCACCTCCAGCAGGATGAAGGCATTGGCGGTACCCGGGCCCCGCGGTGCGTCATGCTCGAAGAAGATGTGATCGGCACGGATCCCCGCCACGCTGGCAAGCATGGAGCGGTAAATCGCGTCGATGTGGTAGCGCCCGACTGCCGAGAACTGGTTCTGAATTCGCAGCCCCAACGCATCGTTGCTCTCGGCATCGGCCCCCTGAGTGGTGACCCAATCGCGGTCGGCGTTACGCGCTGACAGGATGCCGGTCACCGGTTTACTCAGCAGGTTGTAATAACCGGGGGCCAGATTCCAGGCGCTGCCGGCGAACTCAGCCTCACAGACCACCTTGGCTACGGCCTCACCGGCAGGGCTCACCATCTCCTGCAGGGGGCGCAGGCGATAGATGGTGCCGTTGATGCGCTCGGTGGTGATCCAGACATCGGCCGGGATGGTGACGGCCTCTGCCGGATTGACCTTGGTGAAGTTGACCAGGCCCCGGGTTTTCTGGGCGGCCTTGCGGGTGAGATCCACATCCCAGGCCTTGAGGTCGAGATAGGCATCATTGGCGGTTGCGGCAAAGCTGGCTGGCAGTACATGGCCTGCCAGCAGGGTGCGGATCAGCCAGAGCGCCGGGGTGATGACCACGCCGCGCACCAGGCGCCAGAACGGGGACACATCGCTGTCGTTGGTGATGAGTGAGCCGGCGGCCTCCACCTCTTTCTTGAGCTCGGCCTCCATGGCCGCCTCGGTTGTCGGCACCCCGCTTTTTGCCAGCAGGGCCATAAAATCCACGGTGGGGCGCAGGCTCACAGGGTTACCTCCAGATCGCCGAATTCATAGGTACGGGCCGTGACCAGGATGCGTTCCGGCGATTCTTCGCTGATCAGGATGGTGCCCGGGATCAGGCGCACGTCGTTCTCGACCAGCAGTTCGATCTCGGTCATCACATCCGCACGCAGGGTGGGGCTGCGTTCGCCGATGAGCTTGCGGGCCAGCCCCGACTCCATGATCCGGTGCTTGATGTCCTGGCCGATGCTGTGCCGATCCTGGGTGAGGCGCGGCTGGCCGCCTGCGTCGAGTTGCCAAGCGCCATCCACCACCAGGATGTCGATGTACTTGGGATCGGTCATGGGGTGGTCATCCACAGTTCTTGCTCCATCTCTCCCGGTGACACCTGGTTCTGGAAGTGGTTGTGCACCTCGCCGATATGCATGGCCTTGGTCGGCTTCTGGCTCGCCGTGGTCGCTGCTGCGTTGGCCTGGATCAGCTGCTGGCCAATGCCACCGGATGGGATGTTGCTTTGACCACCCTGGCGATAGCGTGCCAGCGGTGTGTTGATGTTCTCGGGGTTGGGCAGGTTGAGGTCCGGCATGGCGCCAGCCTCAATGTTGACGCCAGGGATCATGTTGAGCTTGTCGATGAGCCAGTCGATAGACTTGCCGAGCAACTGGAACACGCCCCAGTCTGAGAAGGTTTTTTTCAGGTCATCCCAGTAGTAGATGACAGCTGCGACAGCGCCGATCAGCAGCACTATCCCGGCAATGATCAGGCCTATTGGGTTGGCATACATGGCGATATTGACCGCCAGCAGGATGGCACGAAAGGCAACCAGCCCCGCTTTGAGCAGGTTGAGCGGCGCCATGATGATGGTCCAGGCGATGCCCATCCCCAGGGTCGCCAACTTGGCCAGCCCCGCGATCAACATCCACGCCCCGGTGACCATGCTCAGGCCTACGATGGCGAGCATGGCATAGCTGATCACCTTGGTGAGGTTCGGGAAAAGGTGAGTCCAGCGCAGCACATCATTGGCGCCATCGGCAAAGAGACCGACCACCGCATTGATGGCTGGCAGCACCACACCAAAGGCGGCGGCACGGATGGCGAACCATCCTTGCGTCACCCGTTCCCACTGATCGGTCATTGACGCGGCCATCTGTTCGGCCTTGCCCATGCCGTGGGTGTTGGCCAGTGCGTTGATGTTGGTGGCCAGGCCCTTGGTGTTGGTCATGAGCAGCTTGATCATGGCGACCGCCTCATCCGAGCCGAACGCCTTCTTGAGCTCATCCCCCTCGGCCACGCTCATGGTCTCGCCGTAACGCATCTTGAGCTTGTCCAGGATGGTGAGCACCGGCAGCATGTTGCCTGCCGAGTCGGTGAACTGCATGCCGAGCGCCTTCTGAGCGCCACCTACACCAGCCAGGAAGGACTTGAACTTGGTCCCGGCCTCGCCGCCGCTCATGGTGGCCTGCAACTGGCCCAGCACAGCGAACTGCTCATCCATCGATACCCCGGCCGCCGTGGCGTTGGCACCGATCGCGCCGAACGCATCGGCCATGCCCTGGCCGGTGGTCTTGAACAGTTGGACCGCCAGCGCCGTTTTGCCGGCGACATCTTCCACCCAGTTGGCCTTGCCCATCTGCTTGGCCTGCTGCTCGAAGATGCCGTACATGGTGCCCATGTAGTTGGTGATGGTGGCGGTGTCGGCTTTTGTGGCCTTGGCCAAGGTAGTGGAGGCGCGAGTGAAGGCTGGCAGCTCGTTACCCTCCAGCCCGGCGATGGCGGACTGGATGTCGTAGGAGGAGCGCACGATCTCGGTGGCCGAATTGCCATACTGCACGGACAACTTGAGGGCTTCGCGGCCGAGCGCCCCTAGCACATCCTTTTGCACATCAAGGGAGGCCACCTCGGCGAGGGCCCTGTCCATCTCGATGGCCGGGCCAAGGGCGCCTTGAATTGCCATGACGCCGCCCGCCACGGTCGTGGCCCCCATGGCCATATTGCTCCAGCCCTGGCGGCCCGCTTTGCTGACCTTGTCCATCTGGGCGTTGATGCCGGCAAGGGGCTTGGTGACCTGGTCAACCAGAGCCACCTGCATCATCAATTTTTCCATCCAGGCCATCAGTCGTTACCCGTTCAGTGCTTTGGCAATGCCCTCGGCCACGGTGGCGGCGTTGGACACTCGGTGGTGCTTGTCTATCCACATAGCGCGGGCCAGGCTGTCGAGGTCGTCATCCTCATGGGGCAGGTAGTAACGGCGCAGCGCCAGCACCTGCTCCAGTTGGTTCCGCTCGATGGCCTCGGCACGCGCCGTCAGTTTTTTACGGTGATGTCCAGATCGGGCGCGAATTCCTTATTCACGGCACCAGCCAGTTGCAGGGCTGCGCTGGGGCGCTTGAGCAGGTCATCGAGCGCCTCTTTGCTCTCCTGGCAGATGATCTTTTTCAAGTAGTTGTGGGCAGGTGCCACCTTGTCGTTGGGCATCATGTCGTTGATGAAGCTGTTGTAGGCCACCATGGTCGGGGCAAACTTCAGCTCTTTGCCTGCGACTTCCAGGGTGATGATCGGTGTGCTCATGGGGTTGTTTCCTCTTGTTCAATCCAGTTGGTCAGGGTAGTGATCTGGGTTTGGCAGCGGCGCAGCGCCGTCTGCAAGGTGGGGATAAACTGCACGGCATCGCCGTAGGTGCTCCCCGTGAATTCAGGCTCCGGGCAGTTGGGCACCAGCCCCGGCGGTGGCAGCCGCTTGACCACCCGGGTCTGCACCACTGTCGTGCGTTGGCTGGAGCAGGCGCAGAGCGCCAGCAGGCAAAAGCTCGCGAGCGCAATCCGGGCGGCCCGCCTGCGGCGTGGCCAGGGCTTGTTGCAGTTCATCGGCTGTTTTCCTGTTCTGGTTGTCGAGCTTGGTCAAGGCGGCGTTCTGGTTGTTGAGCAGCAGACGCAGGCCCTTCGTTATCAACTGCTGCCGCTGGAGCTCGGTGGCCTGCTGGTCGTTGGCCGTCTGCAGATTGGTGATCGTGGTTTGCTGCTCGGTCAGGGTGCGCTGCATGTCCACCGTGCGGCGATGGGTGACATAAAGCGCCAGCACCAGGAGCAGGCCCACTATCCCCAGCACCTTGCTGAAAGTGCTCATGCCAGCACCCCGCCAAACTCGGTGAACTTGGCCAGCAAATCCGCCAGCTTGTGCTCGCGCTGGCCGTAGCCGGCGCCGGGCAGGCTGGCCCAGATGTTGGCGCACTTGCTGATCGCCTGGGGGATGCGCCCCTTGATCACATCGTCCAGTGCCTTGCGCTCACGGATAAGCTGGATGGCCCAGGTGTCCTGGGAGACGGGGCCAAAATCCGGCAGGCCGAGCGCCGCCTGGTAGTGGCGCCAGTGGCGGGACAGGAACTGATAGCGCCCGGCGGCGGTGCTGTGCAGGGTCGGATTGACCCGCACCAACACATCGGGGTGTTCACGGTAGTCCTGGAAGAACCCGGCCGGGTTGACCAGCTTGTTGTAACCATCGTCGCCCAGCCCCTTGGTGCCCTCGGCATAGGCGATCAGGTCGAGAAAGGCGGCCATCTGGGGATGGCAGTCACTGCGCGGCATTGTTGTCCTCCTTCTTGCTAAACATCAGGGCCGCCCTGTCGCGGATGATGTCGATCCCAAGCAGCCCCACCACGCCGCCCAGGAAGGGGGTGGCCTCCTGGGGGATCCCGAGCAGGTGGGTCCCGGTGGCGGCCGCCAGGGTAATGAGGCCGCACAGCAGGGATTCGATCAGCCGGCGGCGACCCCGCCCACCGGCGTAGGTGATGCGCAGGAAGGCGATGGCCAGCGCCAGCAGGGCCCCATAGACGGCGGGCCAGTTGTCCATCAGCCAGGCCAGCAGGGCGGTGACGAGGGTCGGGTCTTTGTGAGGCATGTGGTTCATGTCCGTAGCTCTGGTTAGCGGGCCAACCGTTCAAGGCGGGTCTGGCAGGGGACGCATAGGCGTACCCCCGGCACATGGCGGCGGCGCCCCTCGGGGATGTCGTCGTCGCACTCTTCGCACTGGTGCAGGCTCTCCCCCTGGTAGTGCCCCTTGCCCACCTGGTTAGCCAGTTGGATCGCCAGCATGCGGGCGGCGTGGCGGGTGGCGCGGTCGATGTCGTCCAAGCGTCCCCCTTAACCCAGCAGGTGGCGGGTGTCTTCCTTGGAGAGGTAAGGCACGCCGTTGAGGTGAACGAAGTCGGGGGAGGTCACAAAGCCTTTCACCTTGTGCACGCTCTTGCTGCCTCCCTTGGGATCGATGTCGAGCAGGTCGGAGACCAGCAGCTTCACCCCGAAGGCTTCCACCTTCATGGTTTCGGTGCCGGTGTCGGCGTAGAACAGCACATCGTCCGGCTCCATCCCACGCCAGCTCCCCGCCCGCTTGGCGGCATCGGCCAACTGCGAGAAGTTCTTGGTATCGAGCTCGAACTCCAGCTCGGCGGCGACATCGCCATCGACGAAGCCGTCCGGGATCCCCCGGGTTTGCGCCACGGCGCTGTTGTCGGTGATGGAGAGGCTGGCCTTTTCGACGTGGACCATGGCCCCCAGGAGGGTGGTGTCAAAGCTGGCACCGGAGATACGACGGGTCATGGGTTAGCCCTCCCCATTGTTGAGGCTCATATCGAGCATGATGTTGACGGTGATCCCCTTGGGGCAGTCCACGGTACGCACCACCACAAACACCGAGACCAGGTTCTTGGCGACCCACTGGATGCGGATGTCGCCATCCTGGGGGGAGGCGATGTCACCCGGGAACGGCTGGCCGTTGATGGTGGTGGCCTTTGCCATCTCGCGCAGATCCTTGCCGAAGTAGGTGATGGCGGCAGCGGTGCTGCCTGGGGTGGAGTTGAACGAGCGATCCCCGATGCGGGCGATGGCGCGCAGGCGCATCCAGCGCGCCACCTTGTAGGCAATGCGCAGGTTCTCGATCACCTGGTAGTCGCCGCCCTCGGCGTCCAGGGTGCGGCCATCGGCCCAGTAGATCCCGTCATAGTCCGGGTACCACATCGGCACCGAATAGCGGTTGGTTTCCAGGGTCTGCAGGGTGGCCAGCGGCAGCGGGATCCCGTCCTTGTCCACCGGCTTGTTGCCAAGGCCCACCAGGGCGCCGGTCTTCACCCGGCAGGGGCTGTCGGCGATGCTCACCGCCCGGTTGCACAGACGGCCCGCGTAGGCACCGGCCAGGGTCGGCCAAAGCTGCGGGATCAGGGAGACCGAGCTCGCCGCGATGCCGTCCTGCAGGGTGGCCAGCTCGGCCTCGTAGGTGGACCAATCCTGTTCGTCAGCGATGGCCGGCACGGCCAGCAGCATGAATTGCCAGCGCCCCCATTTGGCGATCAGCTCCTGGTTGAGGGCGTGGGCGGCGTTGATGCCCGCCTGGTCCCACTCCTGCCCGAGCACCACGACCCCTTCAAACGACTGGGTCTGCTGGGCGTCGCGGGCCGCGTCCAGCCAGGGCTTGTCGGTGGGCAGGACATAGGCCGCCGCCGACCAGTTCTGGCCAGCGTTATCGCGGGCGGCCAGCAGGTTGGCCTTGAGCTCGCTGTCCGCGGCCCCGAGCAACTGCTCGAAGTCAGATTGGGCGTTGAGGGAGAGCAGCTTGCCGGTGTTGCTGGCGGCGCTGCCGATGAAAAGCAGGTGGCGCTCGACCTCGGTCACGGGCCCCTGCATCTGGTTCAAGTTGTTGATCTGTACATAAGGCCACATGCCGTTATTTCCCCTTCATGTCTTGCTTGTTGACGTCCCAGCCGTAATCGATGCTCTGCAGGGCGCGGGCGAAGGCCTGTTGCCGCTGCCTGGCATTGGCGCCCAGGAACGGGCGCGCCGGCAGATGGATTTCCCAGCTCTCGGCCGCCGGTTCGTCCTTGAGCTTCTTGATGAGCAACCCCGCCTGGGCGTAGTTGAGGTGGCCGGTGATCCAGCCGAGTGAGGCCGAGCGGTATGAGCGCTTGCGCTGACCGGGGCGCTTGAACCCGAGCTCCCGCAACTTGCGGGCCTGGGCCTTGGTGGCCTGCTTCTGCTTGCCGCCTTCACTGGGGGCGATGCGCCGGCGACTGGCGGCCGTCACCTTGTAGGTGTGCCCCTTCTGATGGGTGTTGGCGATGACACCGGCGTGGGCGCTCATGGTGCCTTTCTTGAACCCAACCTCGGCCACGTCCTGGCGCGGCTCGTGGATCACCAGCAACTTGGGCAGGCCGCGCAACATCTTGCGTTTGCCCCGCTTGCGAGGGGCCCAGGCATTGCCGTTGGGGGCTTGCTGCTGGCTTGCTGCTGGCGCACGTGACGGGCGGCCAGCTTCTTCATCTCGTTGGCGGCGCGCCATACCAGGCGCTTGCGCTGCTTGGGCGGCAAGGCCAGCAGGTTGAGCTGGTCTTTGCCGCGACGGGTGTCCAGGGTGATGGTGATCATGAGAGGTCACCCACCTGGTGAGCGCCGGTATCACCCACGTTCAGGTCAATCTGCTCGGCCACCCAGATGTCATAGGGGGCCACGTTCCAGCGCTTGCCGAGCCAGTTGATGGGCCCTTGCGGGTGCTCGATAAGCCGCAGCGGCTCGGCGAAGGGGAGCTGGATCTCGAG